TCAATTACTCATTGATTTTGCTTTGTTATCTAGAAATCCTACAATCTCTTTTTGCATTTTTAATGTATTGTGTGCATAAGTTGTTAGTGTAAATCCAGCTGTAGCATGTCCTAGTCTAGCTTGAATAGCTTTTATTGGTAAATTAGCTTCAACTAAACAAGTTGCATGTGTATGTCTAAATGAATGAAATGTTATATTGGATTTTATTTCAGCTAAAGATTTTATTTTATTAAAAATAGTGGTTATATTCATTGGTGTTAGCATTTTCTTATAATTTTTATCCTTTAATGATGTAAATATAAAGTCGTTTTTTGTTAACTTATCACCATGTTTCAGATAACGTTCTTTTTGTATCAATAATTGTTGCTTTAGAACATTAATTACATTTTTAGACACTAGTATTTCACGTGTACTATTTTCTGTTTTTGGTGTGCTTATTAAATTTCCTTTTTCAACTATTTTAATAGCATTTACTATTTTTATTGTATTAGCATCCCAATCTATATTTTTCCATTTTAGAGCAGAAATTTCACCACGTCGTATACCTGTATAATAAGCTAGAATAAATAAATTTCTAATAGGGAGTTCTGCATATTGTAATAATTTTTTAAATTCGTAGTCGCTTATAATATGTTTTTCTTTAGCTTTATATTTAGGAGGATTTACTGCAATACAAGGATTTTTTTTTATTAAATCATCTTTGTAAGCTTGTCCAAGTATAGCTTTTATTAAAACATATGTGTATTGTTTAGTTCTAGAACCATTTATATTTCGTAATACATTTCTAATAGTTGCTGGTGTTATTTTATTTAGGTTAATATTGTTTAAATTTGGTAAAATATATTTGTTTATCAAATATACATAATTATAATAGGTGCTAGGAGCTATTTCTTCTTTTCTTATTTTTAACCATTCATCAAGCCATAAATTAAAAGTTATATTATCAAAAAAAGTGTTATTATTTCTTTTAACACGTTCTTTTTCTCTAATTAATTCAGCTTCAGTATATCCATATACATATATACGTTTTTTCTCATTGGTTAGTGGGTCAGTTATAGTTACAGAAGATTGATATCGTCCATCTTTACGTTTTTTCATAGATTATCACACCTTAAGTTCATATTTCCGAACAAAAATAGTAATAAATAAAGGCTATTAAATTAGCCTTTATTATTATTTATTATTTGATAAAATAGTTATTTTTTCATCTAAATCAGTAGGTTCTTTTGTTTCTGGTAAATCTTCTATTAAAAAATATTTTTCATTAGCACTAGAATTATATCTAGTGCTTTATTTTTATTTCAAGCCAAATTGAGATTTCATACTAACAACGCCATTACTAAATGTAACATTAAAATTGCCACCATTTTTATTCATCCAAGTATACATAATTGATTCTTGTCCAACAATATTAACTTGAGAGGATAATAATCCTTCTCTTCCTACTACTTTACATACTTCTTCATAAGAAGAACCCATTTGTATATTATTAAATTGTTCTAATGTAATATCTTTTCCATCTATGTTTACTAAACTAGAGAAATCTGCCATTGCTTTACTTACCATTTGCCCATTTTGGAACATACAATTCATGTTTGCCATACCTTCATGCCAACGATAAGATTTTGTTTCAATATCGCCAAATTTATTTGAACTTTCTAATTCGCCTTCAGTTCCTATAATTTTATTGACATCTTCAACAGTAATACCCATTTGTAAATCAACAAATTTTTGGTATGTAAGACCTTCTGTTTTTATTGTTTTGTTTGAGGAGGTAGAGGTTGATGAATCGTTATCGTTGCTACCACTAATAGCACCAATAATACCTCCTAAAACTAAAAGAGCAATGATAAAGCCTAAACAACCTAAGCAACCTTTTTTAGCCATAATAATATAACTCCTTTGTTTGATAATTTTTATTTAGTAGTTTTATCTTCAATAACATTTGTTGAGTTATCTATAGTATTTGAAATAATGTTATGTTTTACTAAATAATTACGAGATGTTTCATCTGCATAAGTAAATCTTTTAGATAAAAGTTCTTTAATATAAATTTTATTATAAAGACCTGCAAATATAATATTAAAAATAAATGCTCCTATCCCAAAAGTTATTGAGCCGATAGCTAAATTAGCTATAAAAAATATACAAGCCCATTTTAAATCTCCTCTAAATAATGCAGGGAAAAAACCAAATAAAAAAGTAGTCCAAGAATAACCTGTAGGAGCTTTTTTTATAACTCCAGTATCAATATTTTTTAGCATAATCATAATGAAAATACCTCCTAACGTAAATGTTAATTTATAAAATTATAACGCTTTACTTGCTAAAACACCAATAATAGTGGTAAGTTCTCTTTCAAAATCTCTGGATACATCTCCAAAACCACTTATTGCATGACAACATTCATGTAACAAAGTACCTGCATATTTATATAAAGATTGGAGTTGTGTTCTCTTGATTAAGATACGACCTTCATCAGGTATCCATAAACCTACCGTTTCATCAAAAAATTCATTTTCATAAATTTTATCTACTATTTGTATAGCTTTTATATTAGATGCTCTGCCACCTATTAATTCTAAAATTTTTTCTGTTTTATCGTATATATTACGTTCGTTTGAAGAGAGTGAATTTATATCTATTATCTGTGGAATAAAATTCTTTTGTTCTTCAATAATGTATTGATTAGCAGTTATTAATGTTTTACCTTCCGTTGCTCCAATATTATAATCTTCGATTTTACTAATTAAGTTATCTGGAACAACAATTGGTGTATGACCATTTCTTAACATATTGTCTATTAATGATGGTGTGTTTTGTAAATCACTAGCAGTAATAAATGTTGCTTTACTATTTAATTCACTTATTTTCATGGAAGCATACATAGCTATATCATTCCAAGATAATTCATCATGTCTGTTTCCAGAACTAAATTCTTGTAAATCTTCTATTAATTTTTCAATAACAATATTAGACTGACAATCTTTTAATATATCTTTTATTCTACTAGTATAGGCTGTTCTTCCTACATTTGTTCGTTCACGATTAAGAGATTTTTTTATTTGAGCATTTAATGCTGTAATATTATATGAAAATAAAAAATTAGGTTCTTCAGCAACTTTTACACCATTTATGTAAATATTACTGTTTGCTCCAGTATTGCTAAGAACTTCACCATATCTTGTAGTTTCTAATAGGTTATTTTTTGTAAATTTCAAAAATAGAGATTTTGCTTGTTCGATATCTTCTTTGGTACAACCATATAAACAAAAATCTGTACCAATCATATTTATATCATTTGGAGGAGTTATTTCAGCATGTAGTGTTATTATATCGTCAAAACCAGCTTTTGATGCTGTTTTTAGTCTAATAATTCCATATTTAGATTTTATTTCTACTTTAATATTATGTCGATATAATGTTGCTAAAGCATCTTTTAAACCTACTCCAAAACGACCTATTAATTTATTATTATTTAATTTTTCTTCATTTTCATTTTGTGTTAAGTGATGATAGTTTAAACCACGACCAAAATCTATAATGTGCCACCAACCATCACTGGTTTGTTTTATTTCTATATCTTTTGTTTTTGTAAGTATTTGCTCATCTAAAGCGTTAGCTATAATTTCTCGTATAGCGTGATAATTTTCCCAGTTTTCAAGTATTTTTTCAATATTTAAATCAAATTCTTTAGCTTTTTCTATATTTATATTATCTTTTTGACTATTTATTACATTTTTGTTTGTTTTGTCTTTAAATAATTCAAAGATTTCCATATGTAAGAATCCTCCAATGTTAATTTATAAAAATAAAGTTTATAACTATGAGTATATATAATAATTATTTTTTATGTCCTAACTCTAGAAAGTGGATAATGTATTGTTTATCAATATCACTAGAATAGGACATCAATTCGGCACTAAATGCATTAGCTTCGTTTTCTTTACGTGTGTTTTGGAAAAATGTTCTACCAGCAATATTATAACTGGAGTAACCTTTATGGCATAAAAAATGTCCTAGCTCATGACATAAAACAGCTTTTTTCTGCCATTCGTTTAAGTTTTCATCAATAAAAATATATTTGCGTCTTAAAATGCGTCGCCACATTCCATTTATTTTATATGGCATATCACAAAATACTATTTCAAATTTTAGCTCTCTAGCAATATAGTATGGGTCTGATGTGCCATATTTTTTTACTAGATTTTTGGCACGCAATTTTAGATTTAACATAAAAATCACTTCTTACGTTTATTTTTTTCTTTTGCGTCCCAAAAGGCAGCTTCGATTATACGTTTTAGTTTTTCCTTATCTTCTGGTGTTACTAATACACCATTTAGAGTATATTCTTCTTTTTCTAACAATTTAATTAAATCTTTTGGTTTATTTTTTTCTTTATTAGTAATTGTTTCAGGGGAAGGAATTTTATTTTGCATATCATTTTCAAAGAAAAATCCTCCACTAACATTGAAAAATGAAGATAGTTTATCAATACTCTTTTTTCGTGGATTTGTTATAGAACGTTCCCAAGCATCAATAGCTTGTTGTGTTACACCTAAGCTGTCAGCTAATTCTTTTTGAGATAATTTTCTTTGTTCTCGTAATTGTTTTATTTTTTTTCCTATAGACATACAATTCCTCCTTGTTATAAATTATACAATTTTTATTTGTATTTTTAAATATACAAAAATAAATTGTTAAAAACGATTGACAACAAATTTAATTTGTTTTATAATAAACACATAATAACAAAAGAAAATTGTTGGAAGGAGTGAAATAATGAGAAAATATCTAATTAAATATAGAGGAAAACGTACTCAAAAAGAAATGGCTAAAAAATATAATGTTACCCAACAAACTTGGTGTAATTGGGAACAAGGTAAAAGTTGTCCTAGAATTCCTATTATGAAAAAGATTGAAAAAGATAGTGGATATTCTATAAAATCTCTATTTTTTTAGCCATTACAACAATTTAAATTTGTTAAATTCTAGCGTGTAGCACTGACCCAACAATAAAAAATCTAATGGCAAAAATTACTTTCCCCTAAAAAGTAAATAATATTGTTGGGTGCGTGGTACACGCTAGAAAAAGAAAGGAAAAATAAATATGTTAACTAAGAGATTTAAAAGCAATAAATTTTATAAAGTAGACAGAAGTTTTTTTAAATATGGTCATGATTATGATGAGATTGATGGAAATACTACAGTATGGGACTCTTTAGAAAAAGCAAAAGCTTTTATTGAAAAATATAGATTTAATAGAAAATTTTATTCAGCTACTGTTGAAGAAATTATAGTAGATAGAGTAATTTCGGCTGAAGATTATAAGAAAAATAATTTTGAAATGGTTTCTTATCAAGAAGTTTATAGTGAAGATTATGATGGAAACTATGATGAAACACCTGGAAAAATTTATTACTTAAATGGTGAAAAAATAAGTGATATAAAAAAAGAAATTATCAAAGAAGAAGTTTATAAAATTTTTCAAGTAAATGAAGGTACTGCATGGTGCATAGAAGCAAATACATTAGCAGAAGCTAAAGAAATTGCTGAGAAATATAAAGGTCATATTGTTATAAAAAAAGGGCTTAAGATTGTGGCTGAATTTAATAATATTGATGATGAAAAAGAATATAAGATTTATTTTGGTAATGATAGAACATTTGGTGTTCAGACTGTAGGCTTACAGTCAGCTTTAGAGTTAGGACAAGCTTATGCAAAAGACCATGCTGGAGAAAAGATAGTCGTAATCGATGAAGATAAAAATATAGTAAAAGAATTTTTTGAAGAAAAGAAAGAACCTGTAAAAAATAGTATTAGAACTGCAACAAATTTTAAACCTAGATATTTAAGCAAAAAAGAATATGATGACGCTTACCAGAGTTTTTCTTCATTAGTTAGAGTAGGCGATATGGTGGACGAACAGATTGTTGAAGAATTTCGGGATTGCATTCCTCCAGTAGCTTATAACGGAAGGTATTTACAGTGTGGTGAAGCATATACACATAAATTTAATTATAAAACCCAAAAATATGAACCAGCATTTATAACTTTTGCTAAAGAGGTTGGTTTATGGGTATATAAAGGAATTTGTTTTTATAAAGAATATGAGGATGTGGGTTAATTATGGAATTAGAAGTAAATATACCAATTTGGCGAAAAATTCTTTTAACTCCAGATGAGGCAACTGAATTATTTGGGTTACCTGCTCAATTTTTTAGAGTAGCAGGAGCATTAACAAAGAACGGTCAATACGATTTACCTTGTTGTTGGATAGGTTCACATTTAAAAATCAATAGACCTAAATTAGAAAAGTGGTTAGAAGATAAGTCAGACGGTATAACAGATTTTAAAACATCTTTATTAAAGAAAAGAGTTGAGGAGTTTGAAAATGGACTTAATAAGCGAGGTAGAAAAAGAAAAATAAGATAATTATATAAATATTTTCTCATGAAAGAAAGGCAATAAACCATGATAAAAGATTTCGGGTTATTACTTATAAAAGCACGAAAAAGTGCAGGTTATACACAAGAACAAGCAAGTGAATTATTAGATATAAGTGTTAGAACATTGGCAAAATATGAAGCTAATCAAATAAAGCCAACTATGGATAAAATGAATGATATTGTTGAGATTTATGGCAATGAATATATAGGATATCAGTATTTATTGACTTTTAGACTAGGACAAAAATTGCTTGCCCCTATTGAAAATAAAAGTTTTTCGGAAACTGTCTTAAGTTTTATAACCAATATAAAGAAATCTAACAAATGTATAGATGACTTAATTGAAATTGGTGCTGATGGAAAAATAGATAAAAAAGAACAGCCTAAATATAAACAAATATTGAATACATTTAGGCTGATGACAAAAGATATTTTGATATTAAAGTTTTGTAAAAATAAAAAAGCTGAACCATTTAATAAACAGTCCAGCATATGACAATTAAATTCTTCGTAAAGATATTATAGCACAAACACGATAAAAATTAAAGAATAAGAGAAATCGAAGAAGGTCGGTTTGTAGTGCTTAGTTTAGAAAAAATTGGTGCGTAGCAAGCCATAGCAGAAAGGTTATTAACATAACAAAAAATAAAAAAAGAAAATGGCAAATCTTTAACGATAATCTTCTTAACAAATTTATTATGGTAGGGAGGTTTGCAAGTGAGTTCTGCTATGGTGCTTGGTACGCACCAGTAAGAAAGAGAGGTGAGGTTATATAGAATTACCAATTAGAAAACTTATATATCGTGGTGTATTAAAAAAATAAGAGAATAGAAAATGGTGCGATACAAGTTTAATAGTTGTTCAAGGAAAATCAAAGGTGATTTAGTATGAAATGTTGGCGGTGCGGTAAAAAATTGAATAAAGGGCAGGTGCATATATTGCATTTGATATGCGGTCTTGCTGTTCCAGTATGTGCTGATGACCGTCAATGTTATGCATTTATTCAAAGAATAAAAAGGAGAAGAAAAAAATGAGAATACGTACTGTAAAAAATAATCGAGGCAAGAAAACAAATTTATTTCCATGTAAAGCCAAAGATGTTCTTAAAAACTTATTAGAAATAAATAGTTTATTACTAAAAGAAGGTTATAGCAAAGATTGGCATTATAAAGCTAATGGAGAAGTATTTCCATTTTAAGAGGTGTATACAATGGATAGATTAACAATAAAAGAAGCAATTTCGTTTTGTAAACAAGGTAAAGAGGTAATATTACGTAATGATGATTATGAGGACTTAGTTTTAGTAGATTATGAAGATGGATATTTAAAAGATATTGCTGGTGATTATATAAATCCTTATAAAGATTTATTAAAAGGTGATTATTTTATAAAAAAAGTTGCTTGAAAGACAACAGGTCAAACAAGCAACCACATAAAAAAATATTTGCAATTTAAGTATAACAGAGGAAAGAAAAATGGTCAAAAAAATTGTATTTCCTAAAATTAATAATTTTACTTCTGAAGAAGTTAAACAAAAATTTTTAGAAATTCTAAAAAGTATTAAGTTAAATATCAAATATGTAAGATTAGTAAATATTAGAGAATCATTAACAGGTTTAAGATTTTATATAAAAACTAAAAACTTTTTTGCTATTGGTGAGTATGATTGTATTGCTAATATCACAATGGCTAGTAGACAAAGAATAAATACTAAAAACTATATAAGCTTTTTATATAAAAGAAATGATTTAGTAAATAAATTGTCATATTTTGTAAAGGTGGAATAAAAATGATTAAAAAAGCAAGTGAAATTATAAATACTGATAAGAAAATTAGATTGTTAATTGCAGGATATCCAGGTATAGGGAAAACGACTCTTGCTTTGTCTGCACCTAAACCACTATTGATTGATGTTGATAGAGGAACTGACAGGGTAGAAGCAAGATATAGAACAGATTTTATTCAACCTGATACTTATGAAGAATTGTTGGAGGACTTGGTACCACTTAATTTAATTGATTATGAAACTCTTGTAATAGATACAGGCGGACAACTTATTAAATTGATGTCGGCATATGTAATAAAACAAAACGCTAAAAATGGTCAAAGAGATGGTTCGCTTAGTTTAAAAGGATATGGAGCTGTTGGTAGAGAGTTTGCAAGATTTATAGATTATTGTTATTACCAATTAAATAAACATGTAGTAATAGTATTTCATGCTAAAGAAGAAAAAGATGGAGATAATACTCGTCTTAGAATTTTAGTAGAAGGACAAACAAAGGATAATGTATGGCAACCAATGGATTTAGGTGGGTTCATGGAAATGCAAAATAATGTTAGAACGATAGGTTTTACTAATTGTGAACGTTATTATGCTAAAGGAACACATGGTATACATGGTGTACTTACAATACCAGAATTAAATGGAAATCAAAATGGATTTTTAACAAATCTTTTTCATCAGATAAATGAAAATATAAAAGCTGAAGCTAAAGATGCTGAAAAAGAGAAAAAAGCATATCAAAAAATAATTAATACAATAAAAGAAGCAACAGAAGCAATAACAACACCAAGTGAAGCAATGGAAGTTTTAGACTTAATAAATAATCAAAAACATATATTGACTAGTGAAAAGGAATGCAAATCTATATTGTTCGATAAAACAAAAGAATTAGGCTTTAAATGGAACAAATTGAAGGGAGAATTTGTTAATGAAGTATCTGATGACACAAAGTCTGCTTAATTCCTATTTGTATCAATTTAATTGCATTGATGATTATACAGAGGAAGCTCACCAAAGCTTCCTTAATACACTTAATAAAATATATAGCCCACCAAATGAAGCAATACAGCGTGGAATAGATTTTGAAAGATTAGTGTATGAGTATACTGACCCTAAAAATATTACTGATATATCTACAGATGAAATAACTGCTGCTATAAATATTGCAGACTATATACAAGGTGGAAGATTTCAGTATATAGCTAGTAAAACAATAAATGTTAATGGATTGGATTTAGTTTTGTATGGAAGATTAGATGCTTTAAAAGCTGGTGTTATATATGATATCAAATATACATCAAAATATAATGTGGGCAAGTTTATAGATAGTCCACAGCACCCAATGTATTTAGAGCTTATTCCTGAAGCAAAAGAATTTATTTATTTAGTAAGTAATGGAAAATACGTTTGGACTGAAAAATATACAAGAGAGGAAACACCTTCAATTTATCCTATAATACAAAACTTTTTTGAGTATCTTAATAACATGAATTTAATGCAAGTTTATAAGAATAAATGGAAAAGTAGGTATTAATTATGGAGATAATACATGGGAAAATCATAGATATTACACCAGAGGGACTATTAATAAAAGCACCTTATACCAATATAGATAGGGCTTGCTTTCGTAAATATAGTATGGTTGATATTGGGCTTAATGATGGTAGATATATCAGTAATGAGCAAAGAAAAAAAGCTTATGCATTAATGAAAGAAATTGCTGAATGGAGTGGATATCTTCCTGAATATGTAAAAAGACTGATGAAAACTGAATTTGTAGTAAAACGAATGCAATCGTTAAATAAGGAAATATTTTCTCTATCAAGTTGCGATATGACTACTGCAAAGGAATTTATTACTTATTTAATAGATTTCATCATAGAATATGAAATCCCAACAAAACAGCCATTAAGTGAATTATGTGAGGATATTAATAAATATATCTATATGTGTTTACTTCATAAAAAGTGCTGTATATGTGGCACTAAAGCGGAATTACATCATGTATCTGCTATTGGTATGGGTAGAGATAGAACAGAGGTATTTCAAATTGGTATTCCTGTATTACCATTATGCAGAAAACATCATATAGAATGGCATACATTAGGTAGTAATACTTTTAATGCTAAATATCATGTAGAGTCCGTTAAATTAACTAAAGAAATTGCTAAAAAATATAATTTAACTAAAAAAAATATGGAGGTAAGAACAAAATGAGTAATGTAACTATTAATAAAATTAAATATCAGGAAAGTTCCGGTAAATTAACTATTGAATATATGAGGACAAATGAAAATAAAAAGCCATCATATCATACATCTATATTTAATGATGAACCAGCACCAGAATTTTTTACAGCTTTAGAAAATTTAACTAAGCCAACATTAAATATTTTAGGATTAGGAGCATTACTTATAAAACGTATAAAACCTTATGCGGTAAGTTTCAAGTATGCAGAAGATAAAACAATGTCAGCAGTTATTTCTAGCATGTTTTATGTGCCTTCTGCTGATAGAGAGATAGTAGTAAATACACCTCTTATGAAATGTCCTTCTGATGAGGTAGAAGCAAGTCAAGCTGGGTTCTTTAATCAAGAAGCGGTTGACGCTCTTTGGGCATTTGAACAAGAAGCACGCAAGTATTTAGATGGTAAGAGAAATCAAATTTCCTTATTTGGAGAAGATACTGAAGCTGAAACAATAACTGATGATGTGTCTGTAGTTGATGTACCAAAACCAAATAATGTTGTACAAATGCCAACAGTGGCACAATAAATAGGAAAAGGTGCTTGCCATAAAGACAAGCACCTATCCACGAGGTAAAAAATATGGAATTAAAACCTTTATCTTTGATAATTTCTTTTCGTTCTAATTATGCTAGTAAATTAGATAACGATACCCAGATTTTATATTGGGTATTATGGGACAAATGGAATTATCTTAGGCGACCTACTCAATTTAATATAGATAATAATACATTGATGATAGAAGCTAATTTGAAAAATTATAGTAAGTTAAATGATAAACGAAAAAAACTTATTGAAGCAGGATTGATAGAATATATTCCAAGTAAGACACGAGGTAAAAGCTCAACATATGCTCTAATAAAAAATTATGTTGAAAATGCAACACCAAACCTAAAGCAAAACCTAATCCAAAACCCAAAACCAAACCAAAATACAAACCTAAAACAAAATCTAAATGAAACCCAAGAACTCAATAATAATGCGAACTCTTACGACCTCATAACAGAAAATACAAACCCAAAATCAAACCTAACTCAAAACCCAAAATCAAACCTAACTCAAAACCTAAATACAAACCCAATACCAAACCTAAAACAAAACCCTAATAAGAGTAATAGAGATATAGAGAATAATATATATTTTTTATATACGCACGCACGTGAGGCTATCGACTTTTATAAAAATAACGTAGCAGTTGATTTAAGTCCTAATGCTCTTATGGTTTTATCGGATTGTGTAGAAGTACATGGGAAAGATGATACATTAAGGGCAATGCAAGAAACCCAGATAAACATGAGTCATCTCAAAGATGTGGCTTTCATGAAATATGCTAGAGGGATTTTACGAAGTTGGGCAAAATATGGCAAGAAACCGCCGTTAAAATTAAAACAAGAAAATAAGCCTAAAGTTAATAAAGCTGTAGATAGTTTAATGGCTCTTATGGAAGGGTGAAGAAAGATGAATGTAAAAGAAGCAGCTACTCTTTTAAGTTATGTTGTAGCAACAATGCCAAATATACAAGATAAAGATTTAAGTGCTACAGCGAAAGCATGGGCAATTATAATGCCTGATATTTCTTTTGAATTAGGACAACAAGCAGTATTAAAAATACTTCGAGATAAGAAGATACCAACCGTACCATTGCCAGGCGAAATAATAAACACAGTAAAGGAAATAGTGAACGGAGAAAATAAAATTAATGCTCCTAGTGATTATGAAGCATGGCAAGAAGTACGAAGTAAAATAGATTTTTACAAACCTAATCAAAAATGGTCGCACCCAGCAATTGAAGAAACTATAAAAATAATTGGTTCTAGGAATATTTGTGGTGGAGATTATAACGTTGCTGATAGATTTATGAAAGTATATAACCGCATTGTAAAACGTACTAATGACCAATATGAAAATAAAGTAACATTGCAGATTATAGATAATACTCCTAAAAATAAGAGTTTATTAACATTCATAGGTGAACATAAGCAAATAGTATTAGGTCAAAAGGCGGTATAACTATGAAAAAGATATGTATATGTGGTAAAGAGTTTGAGAGTAAAACAGGTAAAGCAAGATATTGTTCACAAAAATGCAGGTTTAAGGGATATTATCAAACACATAAAGAGTTATGGCATTTCAATAGCATTAAAAATGAAAATAAAATAGCAAAAAAAGAGCAGAAAAAAATAGATGATGAAAGAAATGCTATGTTGCAAAAGCGAAGAAGTGATATTGATTTATTAAAAAAAGAACGGGAATAGATAATTATGCACTTGTAGCTTATTACTATGATACAGATAAAATAGATGAACTATTGAAGATAGCTAAATATAGACAAGATAATGGATTGATAAAAATTAGGAATAAAGATGAACAGAGAATAGTTAAATCACATGGTGGGAAAATTACAGGCGGATTTGATTATTTCATGATATCGACAATATAGAAGGGATTTTAAAGATATGAATAATACACCATTTTCTTTTATTTTATTAGGTCAACCAGCAACTAAGAAAAATAGTGCAACAATGATAAAAATTAAAGGAAAGAAAAAAGAGATGCCTTCTCTTATACCTAGTAAGGCTTATAAAAAGTATGAGATTAGTTGCAAAAAACAATTAATAAAATCTTATGCTCCTGATAGATTGCCACATTATACAATGCCAGTACAACTAACATGTAAATATTATCTACAGGACAAAGCACATTATCCTGACCTTGTGGGATTAATGCAAGCTACAGCAGATATTTTATCTGATGAACAGAAAACTATAAATGGTAAAAAGAAAACTACTTGTACATGGCTTCTTTCTGATGACAGGATAATAAAAAGCTGGGACGGTACAAAAATAGCAGGATTAGATAAATATAATCCTAGAGTAGAGATAACGGTAACTCCATTAATTACAGATATTACAACTGAAACAGACCCATATATAATAAAACAACTTCAGGAAGAAAATAATTTATTTTAGTGTCATGGATATGGATGAAGAAATATTTTTAAAAGAATGTGAAGAAAAAGTAAGTATAGAAGCAGATTATGTACTTAAAAATTTAGAAAAACTAGCTGAAAAAGAATGTCTTGAATTTGACTGGGTAGTATTAGAATTCAGAAAACAATTTAATAGAAAACTAGAAGAACGAGGTTTTGAGGAATGAGATGAGTTTTCAAGAAAATCTAAAATATTATAGAGAAAAATCAGGTTATAAAACTGCTAAAGATTTTGCTGATGTTTTAAATATTCCGTATACTAGCTATGTTGCTTATGAAAATAAAGGTCGTGAGCCAAAATATGAAATGCTTTGCAAAATAGCCGACTTATTAGAAGTATCTACAGATGATTTATTAGGACGAAAAGAGCCACGATTAAAAGATAATTTAATGAAAATAAAAAATAAAGTTATGTTAGAAGTAAATAAGCAAAATAAGCAGTGGGGCGATGAAAGCGAGCTAACACCTCATCAATGGCTCGGGCTTGTTCAAGAAGAAGTTGGGGAGATAGCTCAAGCCGTTAATGAAACATATTTACCTAACAAAACAAAAACCAAACTAGGTGGCAAGGAAAATATACAAAAAGAAATATATCAGGCTGCTGCACTTTTGATAAGGTTTTCCGAGAAAATAGAAGGTGAGTAATATGCAGTGCGATGAACGATATTATGAAGCCGATACAGGGTATATGTGTTGGATTAATAAGAAACCATGTAATAAAAATAACTGTACATTAAAACATAGATTTGCAAAAGAATTTTCTAAAAAGGTAGTAAAAAATATAAAGGCTGGTGAGTGAATGAGAAAGGAAGGGATAAATCCTCTTACAAATGATGGACAATATGCAGATACAACATATAAAAGAGCTGTTGAGAAAATGGACCGTAGAAAGTTTTTTAAATCTATTTGTAGGAAAGTATTCAAACGTGGTAATGAGTTTTTATGGAAACATTTTAATATAAAGATGTTAAGAATTGATTTCTGGGATATGGAAACAGATAATAAAAAAGTAATGAAGGTAGGAAAATATGAATAATAATGGACCTAAGTTGGTAAGAATACCATTAAAGACAGAACAAGAATTTTATAAAAGAAATATTCCTATAATCAAAATTACAAGTATTATATTGTGCTTAATAGCAACTACAATATTTTTAATAGGATAAATCCACTAATTAGGATAGCTAAAATAAAGCTATCCTTTTAGTGTTTATATGAAATAAAGGAGTATAGAAATAATGACTAAAATAGATGAAGCAAAAGAATATTTACAACAGGTATATAAGGCTAAACAAGTATGTTTAAGATGTAATGCAGATTTAGAAGAATTACGTGCAACATCTATTATGTTAATTCCCTCATATAAAGAACGTACAGGTTTTAGTAATATAAAACATGATACCAGTGATTTTATATCTAAATTAGAACAACAGGAAGAAGAAATGGAAAGATTAAAATTAGAATGGCTAAATAAACGTATAGAAATAAAATCTTTTTTAAACAATATAAATATGAGCGAAAATATTAAGAATGTACTTATTTTACGTTATGTTTCTCTTAGAAAATGGGAAGAAATTGCTTGTTCTATTAATTGTTCATTTAGATGGGTGCATACATTACATTCTCAAGGATTATCCATTGTTGCAAAAAAAATAAAAAATTAGTTCACTAAAGTTCACTAAAATTCATAGAAGTTCATACTTTAATTGTGATATAGTTATACTTGTTAAAGAAAAAGATAAACCGTTGGTAAAAATACTAGCGGTTTTATTGTTTTATAAATTTATTTTGTATAAATATTTGTATATACCCATATATTTTAATAATAATATGTATTTTTATAATTTATGTTAAAATAATAACCTTCATGTTGCAAAATCTATGTAATATGCTATACTAGTTATAGACGAAGTCAGATTCATAATGACGCACAAAAGCCTTAGGAAGGGTCAGTTCCTAAGGCTTTTTAACATTATTACGCTAATGCTAGAGCGTTAGGATAGTTACTCAAAAAAATGCTTGTCTATCCATTTGCAAACATAGCAAGATACTACATTTACCATAACAAGCAAAACGAAATCTGTCAGACTCATAATGAGCACCCCCTCTCTGTTGCCAGATTGGGTCAGAGCAACGAAAGATATTATAACATATAAACATATTTAAAGCACCTAAATAGGTGCTTTTTTTATACCCAAAAATAAGGAAAGGAAGTATAGTTATGGACATTAAAATTATTTATAAACCAACAGATAAAATAGTTCCATATGAAAATAATCCTAGGCTGAATAATGAGGCTGTTGAACCAGTAGCAAATAGTATTAAACAATTTGGATTTAAAGTTCCAATAATAATAGATAGTAGTAATATAATTGTTGCTGGTCATACAAGATTGAAAGCTGCTAAACATTTGGGTATGGATAAAGTACCTTGTATTGTAGCTGATGATTTAACGGAAGAACAAATAAGAGCTTTTCGTTTGGTAGATAATAAAGTGTCTGAATTAGCTGATTGGGATTATGAGAAATTAGAAGAAGAATTAGCTAATATTAATAGTATTGATATGAATATTTTTGATTTTGATATGTCAGAAATAAATGATATTGTTGAACACTTAGATGAAGATATAGTATGTGATTCAGAATTAGAAAAAGTTTCATTAAGTGAAAAATTTTTATTTACACCAACATCTGTATTAAATACAAGATGTGCACAATGGCAAGAAAGAAAAAGAGCATGGTTTAAGTATGGCATTAAATCTGATTTATCAAGAGAAAATATTAAAACGACAGGTAGTGCAGCAGGTTCAGTACCTAGATTTTATGAATATAAAGAGAAATGTGAGAAGGAAATAGGTCGTAAATTATCAGTTGCAGAGTTTACAGATAATTATTTGCATAGATACATGAAAGAAGATAGTTTATTAAAATTTACTAATACAGGTGGGATATTAAGTGTATTTGACCCTGTCTTATGTGAGTTAATGTATTATTGGTTTAGTTTTGATAAAGCAAAGATTTTAGACCCATTTGCAGGTGGTAGTGTAAGAGGTATTATTGCTTCAAAATTGAACAGGCAATATACAGGAGTTGATTTACGAAAAGAACAGATAGAAGCTAATATAAATCAGGGTGATGAATTATTATCCACAGATGATATAAAACCTAAATGGATATGTGGAAACAGCTTAAATATATCTTCGCTTGCAAAAGATGAGTATGATTTTATATTTAGTTGCCCGCCTTATTATGACTTAGAAATATATAGTGATGATAAAGAAGATTTAAGTAATCAAACTTATGAAGATTTTTTATCTATGTATAGAAAAATAATATTTGATAGTGTTAATATGCTTAAAGATAATCGTTTTGCATGTTTTGTTGTTGGAGATATTAGAAACAGAAAAACTGGCATGTATAGAAATTTTGTATCAGAAACTATAGCTGCATTTCATAATGCAGGAATGGAATTATATAATGAAATAATTTTATTAACAACATTAGGTTCTTTACCAATTAGAATGGGGAGAGGTTTTTCAATAAGTAGAAAAGTAGGTAAAACACATCAAAATGTATTAGTTTTTTATAAAGGAGACCAGAAGAAAATAAGAGATTTATATGGGGATATAGATATTTTAGAAATATCAGATGAAGATCTGGACATTTAATAGTACTTACCTTAACATATCAAGCACAAGGAGATGATGATATGTTAGAAATAATAAAACAAAGAGCATTTGAAGCTAGATGTGCATACAAAAAAGGTTTGATTACACGAGCAGAAGCAAAAACAGATATTGAACCATATATAAAATTATTTAATAATAAGAGCATGGAAATTGCTAAGAAATACAATATGAAACCAAAAAAAATAACATTTGCAGGTTTTATTAGATAGGTAGGTTTAGAAACCTACCTTTTTTATTTGGAGGGAGAGTGATGGGAAATGAAAATTTAAGACCATGGGAAAGACAAGATGGTGAAACTGAAAAGGCTTTTTCTGCATTTAAAGCCTATTTAGAAATGGAAGATAGGAATATTTGTCAGCTTGCTAAAAGGTTGTCAAAAAGTAGGCAATTAGTTGACAAATGGAAACAAAAATATAATTGGCAAGAACGTTGTATAGCATGGGATAAATCACTCCAGGAGATAGAATATAAAACTGCTGTAAGAGAACGTAAGAAGATGGCTAAACGTCATATCGCTATTGCAATGTCTATGCAAGCAAAGGCAGTAGAAGCATTAAAGAAAATAGATGTATCTAAACTAAATGCAAATGAAATTATTCGTCTATTTGATACTGCGGTTAAAATAGAACGTTTAAGCCGTGGAGAAGCTACATTTATAAATTCAAATCAAGATAATAAAGTTGATGAAGAAACTAATCCTATAAATACCATTCAAATATATATACCAGATAATGGCAGGGACTAAAAATGATTATAAAACCACAAAAAGGGAAACAAGAACAATTTTTATCTAGCAAAGCAGATATAGTTTTTTATGGTGGAGCTGCTGGTGGTGGTAAAACTTATGCTGCACTAATAGAGCCATTAAGACACATAAATAATAAGAATTTTTCTTGTATCATATTTAGACGCACATCTCCTCAAATTACCACTCCTGGTGGTCTATGGGATACAGCTCTTGAGATGTATACAGCATTAGGAGCAAAAGATATACGAAGTCCTAATAGATATTTTAGATTTCCTAGCGGTGCTAAAATTGTAATGAACCATCTTCAGTACGACAAAACTGTTTATGATTATCAAGGGGCACAAATTCCTTTGATTGAATTTGAAGAACTTACACATTTCAGTTGGAAACAATTTACTTATATGCTTACTCGTAATCGTTCAGCTATTGCGGGAATAAAACCATATATAAGGGCTACTTGTAATCCTGACCCTGATAGTTGGGTAGCAGATTTTATTAAATGGTATATAGACCAAGATACAGGATATGCTATTCAATCTCGTGGTGGTAAAATACGTTATTTTGTAATTGTAAATGATGAACCAATATGGTCTGATGATTCAGATGAGCTGTTGGAAAAATATAATATTGAGCCAAAAAGCTTTACATTTATTCCTTCATCAATATATGATAATAAGATTTTATTAGAAAATGACAAAGGATATTTAGCGAATTTAAAAGCTCAAGATACAGTTACTAAAGAACAATTATTAAATGGAAACTGGAAAATTAGACCAGCAAGTGGATTATATTTTAAACATAATCAGATATCTGTTGTAAATAATATACCAGATAAAATAGTAGCTATTTGTAGAGCGTGGGATTTAGCAGCTACAGAAGAAACTCCAACAAATAGAAGCCCAGATAAAACGGCTGGTGTTTTGATGGCACGTTTAAAAAATGGGCAATTTATTATTTTAGATGTCTTTACTGGTTGTTTGAATGCAAATGGAGTAAGGCAAGCTGTTAGACGTATAGCTATGCAAGATAAAATAAATTATAGATGTAATAATATTCATATTCCTCAAGACCCAGGTCAAGCAGGAAAAGAACAGGCTCATTCCTATGTTAGATTTCTTGCAGGGTTTAATGTTCAAATTGAAAGAATAAATGGTAGTAAGATTAATAGAGCAGAACCATTTGCAGCACAATGGCAACAAGGAAATATTTTTTTGTTGCGAGGAGATTGGAATAAAATGTATTTAAACGAACTATGTGCATTTCCTGATGGTATTCATGATGATTTAGTTGACGCTAGTTCAGACGCATTTAATTATTTAACTAAAGTTAGAAATCTTAGTGTATTTTAAGGTAGGTGATAAAAATAAAAAGGCTAGATAGCATGATTAATATAGTAAATGGAGTTGGAACGATACGTTATGACCCTAGTAGATATACTGGCATTATAAGAAAAATGTTTATAACTTATAATATGTCGGAAAATTTGTTTATAGAAAATGGCATATTTAGAAAGATAATTACAGCCCCAGCAGATGAGGCACTTAGAGCAGGATTTTGTATAAAGACTTCTGATGATATAGATGTATCAGAAGCTGAAAGCAAAATCCTTTCTTTATATGAAGATTTAGCTTGTGAAGAAAAATTCGCAACTGCTTTATATTGGCATAGATGTTATGGTGGTGCAGTTATTTTTCCAGTATTTAAAGATTTATCTGAAGATCTGACAAAACCACTAGATGAAAATAATATTTATGGAATTGAAGAAATACGAGTTTACTCCGCAAAAGAAGTTATTCCATTAAAACAGAATGAAGATTTTAATAGTACTAATTATAAAAAGACTGAAACCTATTTGATAAGTGATGAAGCAACAGGAGCTTACTTTGAAATACATTATTCTAGATTAATTATATTTAATGGATTAACTGTACCTAACATTTTGAGAAATGAACGTAATGGTTGGGGCGGTATGGTATTAGAAAATATCTATGATACTTTAATTCTCAAGTATGACTTAGGTAATAAATTTGCTATTGATATTATGGAACGTATGGCACAAGGCATTTTAAAAATAGCTGGATTACTAAATAAGTTATCTATAGAGGGTGGAGAAGATGAAGTACGAACTTATTTACAAAATATAGATATGGTCAGAAATATCTTAAATACCTTAGCTATAGATAAAGATGATGATTATGATATAAAAAGCATTAGTTTAAGTGGAGTAAAAGATATTTTAGATAAAACGCAAACTATGTTATCTGCTGTAAGTGAAATACCTGTAACGATTTTGTTTGGTCGTTCTCCAGGTGGTCAAAATGCTACAGGAGATAGTGATTTTGAACAATATTATTCTATGGTTCAAAAATTACAACGTAGAGATTTAAAACCTCAACTTAGTAAATTTATATATTTTTTATCTAAATGCAAAGACTATCAAATAAAGTTACCGGATACTTGGTCTTTAAAATTTAATCCATTATCAATTCCAACAGAAAAAGAGCAAGCTGAAACAGATAAAATGAAAGCTGAAACAAAAGAAAAAAATATTTCTGCATTAACTTCACTTGTTAATATAGGTGGTTTAGATAATGTTGAGTTGCGAAATTATTTAGAAGAACAAGGTTTTAAATTGGACCGAACACTAGATAATGTAGGACGTGATGTTATTGAATAAAAGGCAATATGAATGTAGATATCCGTATCAATACGAAAGAGAATATAAAAAGCAACTGGTTAATTTAGTAAAAATATTAAAAAAATCTGTTGTATTAGAGCTTGATAATATTAAAACATTTATAAATCAAAATCGTTTAGATGGTTTGAGCGATACATTTAACGATGTGATGGATAAAATAAAACAAAATTATTATGTTTTAATAGCAAAAGATTTTATAACTAGAAAAATAGAACAGATGTTTTTAAATATAAGTAGGTTTACTAAAAATGAATTAGATAAATCGTTTAAATCTAAAATAGGTGTAGATATTTTTACAGGAGAACCTAATTTACAAGAATTGATGAATTTATGGGTTGATGACAATGTAAATTTAATAACTTCGGTTGAAACACAATTTTTTGATAAAGTAAAGCAAATAATATTAGAAGCTATACAAAATGGTATGTTAACAAAAAATTTAGCTAATAGCATAAAAAAGATAACTGGAATAACAGAAAAGCGAGCAATATTAATAGCTGTTGACCAAATAGGGAAATTAAATGGTCAAATTACTAGAATGCGACAAGTTAAAGCTGGTATAAAAGAATATATTTGGCGTACTGCTGGAGATAGTAGAGTTAGACCAATGCATAAAGCTAGAAATGGGAAAAAATATAGATGGGATAAGCCACCTATAGATGGACATCCAGGAATGGCTATTCGCTGTCGTTGTGTGGCTATTCCAGTAATAATATAAATGGTGTTGCTATTACTTAGGAAGGAGGTGAAAATATGCAAAGATATGATAGATTTACTTTTAAAGCTACAAAAACAGATGAAGGATTTATTATTGACAAACCAATAATCGGCAGAACAGGTATTCTTCGCTATCAGAATGCAGATGGTTCAGAAAGAATTGAATATAGACCACCTGAGGAAGCTTTTAATGCTGATAGTTTAGCTAGTATTAAAGGAAAGCCTATAACACTAGGTCATGTGGCTATGGTTAATAATAAGAATTCAAAAAGTATACCGATTTTAGGTACTGTAATTTCTGGTGGTGAACAAGATGGAGATAATATTAGAGCAGATATTACTTTATATAATTTAGATACACCACATAGAGAATTATCTTGTGGTTATACATTAGACTTGGATGAAACACCAGGTATTACGCCTGATGGTAAACATTATGACGCAATACAAAGAAATATTAGGTACAATCATCTTGCAGTTGTGCAAAAAGGTAGAGCAGGCAATGCTCGTCTTAATATGGATGGTGACCAAATAATTGAAAGTGAGGATAAAAAACATATGGCAAAAGTTAGACTTGATAATGGCTTAGAATATGAATGTGCAGAAGAAGTAAAAATTGAACTTGAAACATTGAAAGCAAATAAGACAAAGGAAAAAGCTAATTTTGACGCATTGCAAGGAAAATATGACGCAATGAAAGTAAAAGTTGATAAATTAGAAAAAGATTTAGCAGATGAAAAAGCTAATAAAAGTGTTAACTTTGATGAAGCAGTAAAAGAACGTGTTAAAATGCTTGACATTGCTAAGCAATATAATTTAGATAAAATTGATACCTTAAGTAATAAAGATATTAAAATAGCTGTAATAAAAAAAGTTAATGGAGATTTTAATATTGATAATAAAAGTGAAGAATATATTGATGGTATGTTTGACGTATGCAGTGAACAGCAAATTAATATAGATAGTGCAAGTGCTTCTAAAAGAAGAATTATTAATGGAGATAATGATAATAAAATGAATTTTGATGATTTTGATTACATTAAGAAAATGGAAGAATTAAAACAAGCAGAAGCAAATGCATATAAAGGAGAATAATAAAATGAGTTGGTACAGTAGAGAACTAGATAAAGGTTTTGCAGGTATGATAGCTAATACTGCTATTAGAAATTGTGATAGCTATGCTGTTGAAGAAGAAAAAGGATTAAATCCTGGAGACGCTGTAGTTTTAGGTACAACTGAAAACTTAGTAAAAAAAGTAGATAGTGGTTCTGAAAGTAAAGTTATTGGAGTAGTTGTTCATAATCATAAAGAACCATCTAATCCTTATTATGAACAAGGTGATAGTGTAGCAATTATGTCTACAGGTGATATTTATGTTGAAGTTGGTGAAGCTGTTACCGCAGGTGATGTTGCTTGTATTATGGCAAGTACTTATAAATGGGGTAAAACAGGTACAGCCGTAGTTGGAGCAACATATATAAAAGGTGCTGAAAGTGGTAAATTAGCACTTTTACGCCTTAGAAATGTAACTGTAGAGCAAGGAGAGTAGTAAATATGAATAGTAGAGATTATATTTTAAATGTAGAGAGATTAGATTCAGATGTAATAGCACACGCTATACCAAATTTTGATGCTAATTATTCAGCTATTGCAGCTAGAATGCTTACACAAGTTAGAGCTAAAACTTTAGAAGTAACACATGGAAAATTGAATGCATTTACAGTATTTCCAGTGCAAACAGAAGTTAGTGCAGGTGCAACTACAGCATTACAACGTACTTATGATATGGTTGGTATGGCTAAAATAGTTGCTAATCCAGCAGATGATTTACCACTTGCTGATATATTTGTAGAAGAAACTAGCGTTAAAGTAAAACAATTAGGAATAGCATATCAGTATTCTGTTAGAGATTTACAACATGCAGTATTTTCTAATACTCCACTTAGCACAATGAAAGCAAGTGCAGCTAGAAAAGCAAATGATGTAAAAATTAATAAAATTGCATGGTTTGGAGATAAAGATAATGGTATCATTGGATTTTTAGATAATCCTAATTTATCTGAATACACATTAAAAAATGATGGCGAAGCCTCAGGAACAGCATTAAGTTCAAAAACAGCAGAAAAACAATTTCGAGATATGAATGAGTTTATTAATACAATTCAAGATAATACAGATGATACAGAACAACCTAATACAGTATTGCTGCCACCAAGTGCATATACTACATTGTCTAGTACTCTTTATACTACAGCAGATGGACAAACTACAAAAACTGTATTAGCAATGCTTAAAGAAAATCATCCGGAAATTAAACGTTGGGAAAAAATTGGAGAATTAAAGAACGCTGATAGTACAGGGGCAAAAGATATTATGATTGTGGGTTATTTTGACCCAGACTATATACGTTTGGAAATACCAAATAGATTTGAACAAATGCCAATACAAGCTAAAAATTTAGCTTTTACAGTACCATGTCATTCCGAAGTTATTGGTGTTACTGTATTTAGACCATATTGTTTTACTAAAGCGGTAGGAGTGTAAGATTATGTATTTGCAAAACACAGAAGCTAGAATTTTAAATATCGGTGAATTAAAATTAAAACCAGGATATCCTATAAAAATTGAAAAGGTACAGCTAGAAAAACTAAAAAAAAATTATCCTGAAATGGTAAATAAAATCGCAAATGGGAAAATTTTAATCTTGGATGAAAAAAAATCTCTCGAACAATCAAAAAGAATTAATGAATTGGCTGAAAAAAAAATAAAGGAAGCCACTAAAAATGATGAGTGAGGAATTAATAAATAAAGTAATAAATAAAATACGAGTAATTGCTCCTAAAATAGATATAGATGATGAACAAATAAAAGAATATATTGAACTATATTCAGATTTCGTATCTGAAAAATATTTTGGCAAGTTCTATGAGAAAGCACTTGCTTTTTTTATTGCACATTATATTACTTTAGATAATATAGCTAATAATGAGAATGGAGCCTTAGATAGTTCTATTATTGCAGGTAAAGTAATAAGTGAAAAAGAAGGAGATTTATCTAGAACATATGCTCAAAATAATATGGAAAATGAAAGTATTTTAAATAAAACCTATTATGGTATTAGATATTTAGATTTACAAAAAATGTGTAAACCTCTAGGGATTATGAGGAAAAAACCATGAATGTAAAAGATATTGATTTAGGTTGGGAAAAGATTATAAAAAATATGAAAACACTTGATAAAAAAGTATTAAAAGTGGGTATTCAAGAAGGTGATATGAGTGCTGATGGGAAAAATACAATGGCATATATTGGCAGTATTCATGAATATGGAGCAGAACATATACCACAACGCTCATTTATTCGTAGCACATTAGACGATAACTCATCTCAAATAGCTAATTTATCAGGACAGTTAGGGGCAAAAATAATTGAAGGTAAGCAAACTCCAGAACAAGCATTAAATTTAATTGGTTTAAAAGTTGCTGGCATGATACAAGAAAAAATTACAGATGGAAATTTTACACCTCTTTCACCTGCTACTGTACGAGCTAAAGGTGATAATAAGCCATTAATTGATACTGGACGCATGAGAGCAAGTATTAAACATAAATTGGAGTGATTATGTGTCGTTTAGAAGGTCTGTGGTTATTTTAAGAAAAGAAGGGTACTATGATGACAGTGGTAAATATATTACAAATGATAGTAATACATTAAAAATACTGGCTACAGTACAGCCTATATCTTTAGATGAATATACTAAAATATTTCCTGAAGGAACTAATACAAATAATGCTGTAAAAATTTATACAAATACTAAGTTATTAACAGATAAAAGCACGTCAGAACAAAATGCTGACGTGCTTTTATATATGGGAGAAAAATATAAGATTATTGCTTGTCATGCTTATCAGAATGGTTTAATAAATCATTATAAAGCTTATGCACAGGAGATAACAGATGAATGATGAACAGAATTTATTATTTCACGATTTAGTGGCAGAATTGTTGGATTTACAAAAAAATAAAGTGATTTATGCTTATCAGAATGCACCTAAACCCAAAGATACTTTTGCTTATATAAGATATGCTTCTATAAAAGATGAGGTACAATCTAGTTTTGAACGTACTAATCAGCCAGGAGTTAATAATATAATTGGACATAAATTATTAACATGTGAGATACAAGTATTTGCTGATAATAACAGAAATGCATGTACTATGTTATATAAACTGATTGATAAATTAAATAAACAATCAGTTATAAATAGGTTATTTAAAGCTAATATAGCTATTGTTGACTATAATTCAGTTCAGGATGTATCTGCCTTATTGAATAATACACACTTTACTACTAGAGCAAGTGTAGACATAATAATAAGATTTACTCCTACTTATTTAGATGATGTAGGATATATTGCAAATGTTAAAATTACAGGTAATACAGGTAAAGAATTACCAATAGAAATAATAACGGAGGAAATATAATGGCTAATTTAGATAGAATTGTTAATGTGCAAATTAGTCTTAATACTACAGGAATAAGTAAAGAAGGATTTAGTACATTATTGATTGTTGGAGAGCATTTAAATACATTAAGCCGTGTAACTACTTATACAAATGTAGATAGTATGCTTGAAGATGGTTTTAAGGCAACAGATAAATTATATTTGGCAGCAGCAGACGCTTTTTCACAAATACCACGACCTAATATTGTAAAAATAGGACGTAGACAAGTAGATGAAATCAATATTTCTGTATCTGATGTAAAAGATAATACAAAATATAAAATTACATTAGAAACTAAAAAAGGAAAACAAGATTATGAGTATTCTAGTTCAAGTGAAGCTAGTGCGACAACTATTATAGAAGGTTTGCAAACTTTAATGAATGCTCATGAAGAAATTACAGTTACAGCTGAATCAGAAAAATTAAAATTAGAAACTAAAGAGAAAGGAACAGCCTTTACAGTAAGTTTATCCTCTAATTTATCATGTGAACCAATACTTGCAACTGAAACCTTATCGGAGACAATGGCAGCTATAGTAGCTAGTGATAATGATTTTTATGGAATTGCTTTAGTTAGCAGAGAAAAATCAGATATTTTGGCTTTGGCACAATGGACCGAAACACATACTAAGTTATTTGGCTGTGTTGTTAATGAAAAAGAGGCTACGGATAGTGAAATAGATACAGATATTGGTAGTTTATTAAAGAGTAATAATTATTACAGAACATTTTGGTTATATCACACAAATGATGATGATTTTCCAGAATGTGCATTATTTGCTAGATGTTTTGCTATTAATCCTGGTGGTGAAACATGGGCGAATAAAAAATTAGCAGGTGTAATAGCAGATAATTTAACAGAAACAGAGTATCTTGCTATCACTAATAAAAATGGCAATACTTTTGAAAATTTTAGAAATGTAGCAATTACTCAAAATGGGAAAACATCTGCTGGCGAATGGATTGATGTAATACGTTTTAGAGATTGGTTACAAGAAGAAATAATGGTAAATGTTTTTAATGTGCTTATTAATAGAGATAAAATTCCATTTACAGATGGTGGTATAGGAATAATTGAAGCACAAATTAATTCAGCTTTAAAATTAGGTCAGCAACGAGGAGGTATAACTCCAGATGAATATGACGAAGATGGAAATATAAATAAAGGGTATGTTATAAATGTACCATTAGCATCTAATATTTCTGCTAATACTAAGGCACAAAGATTATTAGAAGATGTAACATTTACTGCACGTTTAGCTGGTGCTATACATGCTATAAATATAAGCGGTAGTCTTACGTATGAAAATTTAATTGAAAAAACTAATCAATAAGAGGTGAAATAAATTGAGTGATGGAGTAGTAACATATAATCCTAAAATGCTTGTAATAGTATATGGTTCAAGAGAAGTTGACGGATTTGCAGAAGATGATATGGTAACAATTAAACCTTTAGGAGAAGGAACACAAATTTACAGCGGTGCTGATGGCAGTGTTGGACGTAGTATGGACCCAAATCAAACATATGAAGTAACCATTGCATTGGCTACAACATCTAAGACAAATGATTATTTTAGTAACGTTTATAATTTGGATCGTTCTACAGGCAGAGGTATATTACCATTAACTATTAAAGATTTGTCAGGAACAACAGTATTTCAAGCCAATCAAGCATGGATTACAAATTTTCCTGAACATAAAAGAGGTAGAAAAATTGAAGCTCAAGAATGGGTATTTCATACAGGACAAGTTGCAAACCCAATGATTGGAGGTAATGATTGATAATGTGGACTGGTGGTAAATTTACAGAAGTTAAAATTGGTGATGATGTATTTACAGTAAGACAGTTTCCACCATTTTATGCTATTAGGGTATTAGGTGAGTTACAAAAAATTATTACTCCTGCATTAGGTGGCGTCTTGAAAGGTATTTCCGAAAATAATGGGGATATGGATACTGAAAATTTAGGAGATATGTTACAAATTATAAGTAATGGATTAGAAAAATTAGCTTATACAATAGACGGTGATAAATTAGAATTAGCATTAAAATTATTATTAGATGAAAAATATGTAGCAGTAAAAATTGAACAATCTAATGGGAAAAAAGATTTTATTCGTCTTGATGAAGGAGCTATTAATGAAGTTTTTGAAGGTCGAATTATTGATATGATTGTTTTAGCAATAAAAGTTTTTAAGGTAAATTATTTGGATTTTTCGCAGCTCTCCAGCGTTCCGATTGGTGTCCAAAAAACGTTGGCAGAGATAAAACTCCCATCATTCCTGGCACAACAAGTGAATACTTCGGAAATGTAATTTTTATTTATAGAGCAATAGATAGTGGAATGGTTAATTTCTTAGATGTAAAGTATGGCAAAATAAGTCTTGCTGAAATCGTTGAAATTAACCATTTTTTAGATATGAAGTCAGATATTGAATATGCTAATATGCCATCATTAAAGAAAGGAGGTAAACAATATGGTAGTTCGAGAATTAATAGCTAAGATAGCTTATGAATTAGATAAAAATAGTGTAAATAAAGCAGATAATAGTATAAATAAAACAAAATCTAAATTATCGAAAATAGCTAATGTAGGTAGTAATGCGTGGAATAAAATTTCTAATAGTGCAAATAAGACCAGAATAAGTATTAATGGAATAGGAAAAGAAGCCATTTATACATCAGAACAACTTAGAAGAATGGGAGCATATCAAGATAAGTTGGGGCGTTGGCATGGTTCTAATGGTAAATATTTAAAAATAAATGCAGATACAACTCAAGCAAGAGCTAATATTTTAAGTCTACAAGGTAGTATGCATTCTTTGATAAATGGAGCAAGAATGCTTGGACAAGCAATTATAGCTGCTTTTGCGATAGACCGAATAATAGCTTTTACACAAGCAATACAAAAATCTGCTGATGAGATGATGAATTTAGATGGTAGACTTAGAACCATTACTTCTACAGATGAAGAAAGATTTAATATTGAAGATAGATTATATGTGTTATCACAGCAAAATAGGCAAGGCATGAAAGAAATGGGAAATTTGTATTTTAAAATTGCTAATGGCACTAAAAAATATGGATTTAATACAGAAGATTTTATGCGTGCTACAGATATTGTATCTAAATCTTTAACTATTGGTGGAGCAAGTACAGCGGAAGCACAATCTACAATATTACAATTAGGACAAGCGCTAGGTAGTGGCTTTCTAATGGGAGATGAATTGAATTCTTTGAATGAAAATGCTCAACCGCTAATGCAAAAAATTGCTGAATACTTTGGTAAAGATATTGGAGAATTAAAAGAAATGGGGTCAGAGCGTGAACTAAAATCTGAAGATATAATGCGAGCTATCTTATCTGCTGGTGCAAAAATGGATGAAGAATTTTCTAAAATGCCTACGACTATTGGTCAGTCTTTGCAACAAATAGAAAATCTTTGGAATAGATTTACACAGCGATTAGAACGTGGAACAGGTGTATTTAGTTTTATTGCTAAATCTATGTCTAATAATGTTATGTATATTTCTAACATTGTAAATGATTTGTTTACCTTAATGGATGATTATGATGGAAGTCAGGAATGGTTAGATAGATTTCAAGATAGCTATCCTATCTTATTTACACTATATGAAGGATTTTCTTCTTTAAAAGATATAGTAATGGATATCGTAGAAGCTTTTAAACCATTCACTAATGAATTAAATAATTTTGATATATATGATATATTTTTTGGAATTAAAAATGCTTTACAAGAAATATTTAGTGGACTATTGCCAACAATAGAGCCATTTTTGCAGGCAATAGCAAGATTAGCTTCAGATATATTACCATTACTAAAAAATAGTTTTATAACTATTGCACCACTTATTGCAACAGGATTTGCTATTATAGCTAGTATATTGGGGTCTATAATAGAAATTTTTACTTCAATAATAAATTTTATAGCAGATCTTATAGAAGAAAATCAGGAATTTGCTCAATTACTTGTTAATATTGGAGTAATAATTCTAACATATATTTATGGTGGTTTTATTGCAGTAGCTGGTGCTATTGGATTTGTTATTCAGGCTATTCAATGGTGTTATGAACAATTAATTATTCTTAAGAACATAATTATAGAAAGTTTATATAATGCTTTTATATATGCTTTACAAGCAGTTTCATTATTTTTCTCAAGCATAGCCCAGTTTTTTGGTAATTTCATTGCAGAAACATTTATAGCAGTTGGACAATTTATTTCAGCTTTTGGAAATGCAATAAATTCAGTTAGAAATTTCTTTAGTGGTTTAGGCTCTTTTGCAATAAGTATATTGCAGCAGATAGCAAATGCTATTCAAAATTGGGTATTAGATAAAATTGAATGGGCTAGTAGTAAATTAAATAGTTTGCAAAGTTTTGCAGATACTGTTTTAGATGGTATAGGTAATGCTGTATCTTCTGCTAGTTATGAATACACAATGAATAATAACTTTAATGTTAAAAATTCTGATGAGGCAGTTAGTGTGGTAAGTGGATTAGATTTCCCAACATTATATCCAGGCTATTAATGAGGTTTTGTTATGTATATCGGAAAAATACCAGGTATATTGCCTGAAAAAAAGAATAAACAACAAACATATCCTGCACTTATGCCTAAATTAACAGAACCTGCTAAAATAGGAGATTTATCTGTAGATGTACTTTTAGAAACAGAAACTAATTTTAATAGTGAGGTAACAGAGAACCCTGTCGAAGATGGTTCTATAATTGCTGACCATGTACAAAGAAAACCAATGTCTTTAAAAATGCAGGTAGTATTTACGCCTACTCCAATTAGTTTTGGTACTGTTGATAATAATAGGTTACAAAATGTAGCAAATTCTTTAATGAAAATATATTTAAATCGAGAACCGATAACTATAAAAACTGTAGATTCTATTTACAATAATATGGTAATGGTACGAGCACCATTACCAAAAACAGTAAAAAATGGTATTTGTTATAAAATGGAACTTGAATTTAAATATGTACAAATTGTTACACAAAGAACAGAAGATATTCCTGAAGAATACGCTAATAATGACGCTCAAGGCAAAGCAGGTACTACTGAAAAAGATGGGGGTACAGCAACACAAAGTAATTTAGGTACAGGTATGACAACAATTCAAAATACATCTACAGTAAAAGTAAATACTATACAAGCTGATTATAGTGTTGCTGGAGAAATTCAAACAGGTTTAGAAGTAAGTGTTAATACAGCAATTAATACAATAATTTCATCATTATTATAGAAGGAGTGATATAGTGGTAAGTATTTCTGTTACAGATAGTAATGATTTTGTGGAGACAGTTACTTTAGATGATAAAGTATACAAATTACATTTTGCATATAATAGTAACAGTAAAGATTGGACTATAGATATTAGAGATAGTAATAATGTTGATATAGTAAGAAGTATAAAAATTGTTCCTAATTTTCCTTTATTAGCACAATATAAACGACATGACTTGCCAAAAGGTGAATTAATAGCTGTAGTAAATAATAATAAACAAGTGATAACTAGAAAAGATTTTATTAATAATAGTGCAATATTGATTTATATACCTAAGGAGGAACTAAATGAGCTTTTGGAAACGGCAGTATAAAGTTATTTTTCCTGAGATAGGTTATGAATTTGCTAATACCTTAAGAGTTAAGTTTACTGTAGAAAAAGACTTAACCAAACAAACGAATAAAAGTAGTTTAGAAATTTATAATTTAAGTGATACAACAAGAAAAGCTATTGAAAAGCCTGATATAAAATGTGAGATATTAGCAGGTTATGAAGGCAATGGTGGAGTAACAAAATTATTTATAGGAAATGTAATACAAGCATATTCTAAGATTAATGGATTAGATATAATTACAAAATTTGATTTAAGTGATGGGCAGGTTGCCATTAGAGATAGCATTATGAGCATATCTTTTCCGCCTAATACACCTGGTGATACTATAATAAATGCTATTGCTAGAAATATGGGATTATCTATAGTATTTGGAGAAGGTGCGACTTTTGGTACTTTTAAAAATGGATATTCTTTCATTGGTAAAGGTGCTGAAGCATTAAGTGAAATATGTTATGGTAGTGGCTGTACATGGTCAATACAAAATAATATTTTACAAATAATTTTAGATGGTGGAATAGTTGCTAATAGAGGAATTGTTTTTTCAGCGGATAGTGGACTAATTGGAAGCCCTGAAAGAATTGTAAAATCTAATTATAAAACTGATAAAGAAACACCAAAACGCAAAAGAAAAAGAAAAGAGAATAAGGACCGTGCAGAAAAACAAGCAGGTTGGAAGATAAAAACTTTATTATCACCATCAATAAATCCTGGAGATGCTGTAAAAGTTGAAAGTAAATTTATAACAGGTTGGTTTAGAGTAGAGGCTATTCGTCATACTGGTGATATTAGTTCTAATGAATGGTATAGTGAAATTGATTTGATTGAAAGGTTGACTTATATATGAGCCAAACATCAAATGAAATTCGTAATGTAGTAGATAATTGGGTAGATGAGAAAATAAGTAATATACATACTGCGTTAAATGGAAAAATAATTTCATATGACGCTAGTATAAATAGAGCTATTGTGCAACCTAGTGGAACTTATAAAACAGAAGATTATCGAGAGTTTGCATATCCTATTATTTATAATGTTCCGGTAGTATTTCCTACAGGAATGGGAGGTAATTCAGGAGTTACATTTCCTATATCTTCTGGTGATGGCTGTTTAATAATTTTTGCGGAAAAACAACTGGATGATTTTGTAAATAATAGCAATACTTCTGATGATTTGAGAAAACATTCGTTAAATGACGCAATTTGTATACCTGGATTATATACAAATGCAACAAAAAGTAATATTAAACATGCAAATAGTGTGTGTTTATTTAATGGTTCGGCTATGATTCAGATAACTGAAAATGGTTTTAGTGGTATATTGAATGGTACTGATTTTAAATTTGCTGATGGCGATTTAGTAGTAAATGGTATAAGTCTTCTCCATCATACACATGGAAATGTTGAAAATGGTGGTGGTAGTACAGGAGAGGCACAATAAAAGAAGGTGATTTATTGGCTTATGATATAGCTTTAAATACAGCTAATAATGATTTAGTAATAAAAAATAATGATTTAATATTAATAGATAACGCAGAGCGAATAGCCCAACAAGTGCTAATTACTCTGCGTTTTTGGTTGAATGAATGGTTTTTAGATACTAGACAAGGAATACCTTATTTAGAATATATTTTAGTTAAAAATCCAAATAAAAATCACATAAAGCAAATTTTTTCTGAAAAGATAATGAATATTGAAGGTGTAAAGGAAATATCATCTATGAATTTAGATTTCTCAATGATACGGAGAGAATTATCTATAAACTATGAAATAAATACAAAATATGGATTAATAACAAATGAGGTGATATTGGGATATGGTAACAACAGTTGAATATGGGTTGACAAAAGAAGGTTTTAAACGAAAAAGATTACCAGAAATAATTGATAGTTTAAATAAACGTGTTGCAGATAAATTAGGAATAGCTATTCAAACAGATAGTAATTCTATATTTGGTCAAATTCATGGGATTTATGCATTTGAACTAGCGGATTTATGGGAACTGGCTGAAAATGTTTATTTTGCTATGTATCCACATACAGCAACTGGTATATCATTATCAAATGCAGCAGCTTTAAGTGCTATTAGACCTATACAAGCTGAACAAACTATTATAATTTGCGAATGTACAGGTCTGAATAATACTAGGCTTCCTGTTAATTTACAAATTCAAGATGAAAATACTAATACTTATACAATAAAAGAAGAAAGTAAAATATCTTCAGATAATGCTAGTAAAATTGAATTAACTATAGATAATGTAGAAAATGATAAAACATATTTTATAACAATAGATGGAGAACAAAAATCTTATACTGCAAAAATATCTGATAATGTATCAAATGTTTTAACAAATATATATAATCAATTTTCTAAAGAAAATTTAAATTTTAATTTAAGTAATGATTTGCTTACTATTAGTAGTAATGACAAAACTAAGATATTCAGTATTAATACTAATTTAATAATAAAAAATGTAAGTAGTCCTATTTATTTTGTGTCAGATATATATGGAAGTATAAATCCTACATTAGGTAGTGTAAAAAATATAAATACATTTATTACAGGTTGGAATAGCGTAAGTAATATAAAAAATATAGTTGGAAGGGACGCAGAAACGGATGTAGAACTTAGGCAACGTTGGTCATCTTCGGTGTATAGTAAAGCTTCTGTAATGTTGGAAGCAATACAAGCTAATATATATAGTAATGTAGCTGGAGTAACTGCTTGCTTGGCATATGAAAATGATAGTGATACGGTAGATAGTGAAAATAGACCACCACATAGTATAGAAATAATTGTTGAAGGTGGCAGTGAAGATGATATTGCGAAAGAAATATATAATTATAAAGCTCCAGGAATAAATACTTTTGGTGATATAGAAAAAACAGTATTGGATAATCAAGGGATTAGTCATCTTATACGTTTTAATAGACCTAAGCAAGTTAAGATATGGCTTAAAATTACTATTACCAAAAATAATGAACAAACATGGGGTGAAAATACTCCAAATGAAATTAAAGAAATTATTTTACAAGAAGCAAGTAAAATAAATATTGGAGAAGATATTATATTACAAAAATTTATAGGTGCTATTTATAATAATATTAATGCTATAGCATATATAGATATAAAAGCTACTACAGGAGAAACACCTAAGGAATATAACAATAATAATATTGTGATTTCTGCTCATGAGAATGCAACATTTGACATCTCTCAAATAGAGGTGATTATAAATGAATAGATATGAAAGTATGATGAACCATTTGCTTGTACAATTTTCTGATACGAAAGTTTTACAAGCAATTTTTTGTGCAATTTCAGATGAATTACAGTTATTAGATGATACTTTTAATAATTTAAAAGAAAAGCGATGGATAGATACAGGTGAAGGTGCACAGTTAGATGGTATAGGAGAAATTGTGGACCGAAACAGGTTAATAAATAATGCTATTACTATAAATTTTTTTGGATTTGAAAATCAAATTAATACTACTGGTTTTAATCAGGCTCGTTTTAGAGAATATAGCGAACCTTATTTATCCAGTACATCTTTGTCTGATGAAGAATATAGATTAATTCTTTGGGCTAAAGTTAATAAAAATAATTCTTTATGTTATATGAATGACACTATAAAATCTATACAGTTTATTTTTAAAACGGACATTGCTATAGTACAAGACATTTATAATGCAAAATTTATTGTTGGTATTGGTAGAAAACTAACAAAAAATGAAATTCTATTTGCAAATGCTTTAGATTTAATAGTTAGACCTGCTGGAGTTAGTTGTCAAAGTATGACACACTTTGATAAAGATAATGTTTTTGGATTTTATAATCAAAAATTTGCTAAAGGATTTGGTCAAGCTCCATTGTCTGAAATATTTAGTAATAACTTAATTAAGAAAGGATATGTAGTATGAGTGAATTGGATTTTCAAAAAATATTTGCTTCTGGGGCAAGTTCTCAAATTGATTGGACAGATGATAATTATTTAAAAGGTTGGGGATATTTAGGGAATGTTCCACCATCATATCAATCGTTTGATTCTCTTCAAAGATTAAACGATTTAAAATTTAAATATTTATATGATGAGTTTATGGGAATAGAAACAAACACAGAAGAATTAATTAGTAATCATAATGAGAATAGTGAAGCACATAAGACATTATTTGATAAGAAATTAGATAAGAATGGTGGAACAGTTACAGGAAATTTAAATGCTAGTGGTCATAATATTACCGCTACTAAATTTATAGGTAATCTTCAAGGTAAAGCCGATAGTGCAGCTAATGCGGATTTAGCAGCAAAAGCTACTACAGCAGAAAATGCTAATAATGCTAATAATTCAAGTGTTGCTAATAAATTAGGAACTTCTACAGTGGGAAGTGCTACCAAGCCAGTATATATAAATAATGGTGTTGCAAGTGCTGTTAGTGTAGATTTATCTACACTAGCACCAAAAGAAAGCCCTGGATTAACAGGAACACCAACAGCTCCAACTGCTAATGTAGATACGAATGATACACAAATTGCTACTTGTGGATTTGTTAGAAATGCCATAGCAAAATATGCTCCCATGTTAGATACTATGAAAAAAATATATCCAGTTGGTAGTATTTATATATCTACAGTTAGCACTAATCCATCAGAACTATTTGGCTTTGGTACCTGGGAAGCAATGCCTGCTGGTCGTGTACTTTTGGCACAAGGTAAGGTAGAAACAGAAAATTATACACATAATTTTGTAGCAGGTGAGACAGGTGGAGAGTTTGTGCATCAACTCACTGTAGGGGAATTACCGAGCCATGGGCATACAGCTTCCACAGATACTATTAATATTAATGGTGGTTTTAGATTAGACGGTACAGAAGTAGGCGGTACTACTTCTGCAAGCGGAGTATTTTCTATTGGTTCCAGTTTTACACCTAGTAAAGGTCATGGTAACAGTGGAGGTGGTAGTAATGCTGGTAGAAATATTAATTTTAATTCTACTCATAGCCATAAAATAACAATAAATAATGTTGGAGAAGGACAATCACATAACAATATACAACCGTATTTAACCGTTTATATGTGGAAAAGAGTAAGTTAAGCTGTACGTTTCCAGATGTATACTGCAATATATGGTTGTAAATTATTGTGAGCCTGATTAGAGCCAGTATTATTTACTGTTATACTATGAGAATGGTTTCCATTAGGATTAGACGTTATAGATGTAATACCATGCTTGTTTTCACCACGTGATATAGAGTCAGCATAAGGGAAAAACTGTTCATGATATGCAACATTAATAGAAAAAGTATGTGAATGTTCTCCTGTTGTATTACTAGAGGCACTATGATTATGGCTTGGCAATTCTCCTACAGC